ATAACAGGCAGTTGTGCAGTGCGAGCTATGTCGTTAGCGACTACGGTACAAAACACCATTACTGTCCCATTACCCCAACGCTGGAACTCTGGATAGAACCAATGTGCCTTTGGGTCAGCCAGTAGTAGCTGGTCAACCGCCCATGCCCAAGATAGATAAGTAAGACCATTCTTCTTTTCTGTGTACTTCGATACATCAATACTGCGTAGTTCCTTGTATTCCATCATAGTCCTCTTTTAATTTCCTCAATGTTTCTACTTCTTTTAACTTCTGTGCATAGTGGATTACTTTATCAATATCCTGTAACCCACCCTTATCCCGCCACCTTGTTATGTATTTAACAATGTTCCCCTCAAGGTAGCCGAGTTCATTAGCAACTATATAATCCCAAGGCTGGATTGCATTCTTTGAATAATGATCTCCACCAACTTGAAAGTTATTAGCCGTCATTTTTTACTACCTTGTTAGCTGGGTGCAATAACCATTTCTTACCTAGGCTTTTCTTAGCTTTAGCCATAGCAGCCTCATTACGCTTGCGCATATCTGCTATCTCCTCGTCAGTCATAAGCCCATAATAAATGGTTTCTTTTGCTGGTTGCCAATCTTTTTCGCCACCCCAAAGTTCTTTTTTAAGATATTTGTATACTTTATTAAACATATTTCCTCCTAAATTTTATTTTTAATACTGCCGTTATCATTTAAAAAAATCAATCCATCATCAGTTTCAACAGAAATTTCTGGATGACAATTGCATTCCTTGCCCTTGTTAATTTTGCACCAACTGTCGTGTGCAACCTGTGGCATTAATAGACCACCTTTAATTGTGCCTTTTTCCAACGCCAACATGATTGTTTCCATGTAATTGCTCATATTATTTATCCCTTTTTAAATAACTTTGATACTGATCACACCATTTATTGACAGAACAATACTCATCACAACGTGTGCGCTCGCCCTGCCTTATTTCTAATGCATATCCAGTTCCTGCTTTTAATAATGCTTCTTCGGCTTCTTGTAAATCCGCATGAACCGATTTTGCTCTTGCTCCACCCTCTTTTTTTACTGCATAACTTGTTGGCTTTTCCCACATATCAACCGGAGTACACAATGGCAGCTCCTCTCCAGCATCTGTAGAAAACTGACCCTCCGAATGAGCATGAATACGACCACGAATAAACTTAAGTCTTTCCTCAAACGGCCAGAGCTTTATATCTAAAACAATGCCTCTGGCTGGTGGATATCCCTCTTTAGATTTTGCATCTCGCTTGTTCCAATTATTAACAATGGCAACAATAGAAAGCTTTGTTACTGGTTTTTTAGCTACTTCCTCAACCAACCATGCATAAATATTAAGTTGCTGTTCCCACTCAACCTTTTCATTCATCACAGCCCAAACACCTACATTCTTCCAATCGCTAATCTCAATGCCATCTGGTGTAACTGTTTGCAGATCAATTGCGCCTGAAATATGCCAGCCATCAATTTCCGCATGAAGACGCTGCTCAATAATATGATTGTCTGCTTTACCTTGCTCGACCATGTAATGCATTGCGGTACCCCACATTGATGGGATTAAATCGGTTACATCAACCTCAACTTGGTCGTCATACTTTTTGCGCAACTGAACAATACGTGGGCTATTAAGCATTTCTGTTGCTGATAAATGAGCTTTACCTTTGGTGTATTTATCACGCCTTGCTAGGTTTACCAAAGTCTCTGGCATACCATGTTTATTGGTAACTATCATATCAAATCAATTCTTGTCATTGTATTTAATCCAAGCTTTCATGGAAATTGCATCAATAATTACATCATCAAGCTTATCAACTGCTTCTTTGCCATTCCTATTAAGCAACAGTTCCTGAACGCACCGCATTGACCTATTAATGTTTAACAACTTCTCTGAATAATCAATCATCTTATCTTCCATATGGGGTATATCCTTGTCTAGTTCCATCGCCGTCATAATAATTTCTTGCGCCACCAGGACTGATTGTTTCATAACCTTTGTAGGTTCCGCTATTATCGTAAACCCCATTACGCTGATTAAAATTCATGTCGCTATTTTTAAAGTTTAGCGGGCTGTTATCCCAATTGGCAGAACTATTATTCCAATTCATATCTGAATTTTTAAAGTTCATAGGACTGTTATCCCAGTTTGTTACTTGTGCCGATGCGATACCACTGTATAAACATACAGCTATTAATATTTTCCTCATAATTTACTCACTTAGTTGCCATCATCCATAAACCTACGTTAGCGCCCGCATAGCAGATGTAACAGATCAACATGGGTATGTTCCCTTTAAGACCTTGCTCCACCGCTATCCAAGCGTATATAAGGCCAGTTAAGATTATTAACCAGCCGCTCATACAGACCTCGGTAAAGTTCCGCTAAAGTTGTAAGAGCCTGTATGACTAAAGTTAGCCCAAGGCGCACAGAAAACCTTAAATCCAGCCATCCTTGAAATCTTGCAAAAGTGATAATCCTCAGACAATAAACGGTTAGATTCCTCGTCAATGCTAGTAGCAAAGAACTCCTTGATAATTTTAACCTTACGGACTACATCAACTGCGTGGTACATATCGTTGGTATAGCTAGGTACTTTATCGTTTAGCGTTTCAAAAACTTTGCGTTTAATTAGCATGAAGCCAGTTCCGCCGTTGGCAATCTCAATAGGTTCATTAACATTACCTGTTGTTTGGGTTTCTCCATGTGCTAAATTAAGTACAAATGCCCCAGTATGAAGGTGTAATTGTTCTGCTGGTACACCGGCTTTAACGGCCTCAGTTACTTGCAGCCAGTTAATTTCTTTCTTTGGGTAAAGGCCACAAATAATGTCTTTGTCTGCCGCAACCATACGAGGAATATCGGCTGGGTTAAAAGCAATATCCGCGTCAATAAACATAAGGTGGGTGGCATCCGTTTCCATAAAGTCATAAGCCATCGAGTTTCTGGCGCGGGTAATCAAGGACTCGTTCATCATAAAAGAGTAGTACATCTGGATACCGGCCTGTCCACATACGCCTACCATCTGCATAATCGCTGACGAATACATGCCTGTACACATACCGCCATACATAGGCGTGGCTACAAATAGCTTAGTCTGTTTTGGTGGCTTTTGTACTTGAATCATTGGTGCTAATTTGTTCTTCTTAAAGCTCATTTCTTTTTTCCTTTAGGTTTATCTTCATGCATTAAATCACTAACCAATAACTCAATGGCCTTGTTTGTTTCATTTAGTACATCCCGCACTAACCACAATGCCCCGCTATGCGGTTGGCTAGTTATATCATCAGCAATAAGCTCAAGAGCGTCTGCGGCGTTAGATATTCTGTTGTTTAACTCGTCAATCTTACAAGCTATTTCCCAGATCATTTCATTCTCCAAGGCAAGACTTTGTATGCATCTTTCATTAATTTGTTTCCTTCTGCAAACATCTTAAATAATCTTTCGGGCGCTCGGTAATTAACCGTAGCCTCTCCTGTGCATCCGAAGGCAGGCAAGGCTGTGCTGGCAGCTTTATAGAAAGGACGGTCTGCGCCCCATTGCCCATAAAAATTGTGCGCCACAGTAACCAAGAATTCGCGGCGAAAGCAATAACAATTAGTATCAACAAAATTGAGAGTACTATCGTAAAACGTCGGACAGCGACCAAGTGATTCGCAATCATCGTCACAAACATATTGTCCTGATTCATCACATATTCTCCTCAAGCTGTACGCCCACATTAAGTTTTTACTTTTAATCTTATTAATCATTGTTTCTACATGATTAGGCTCAAACCAATTATCTTCATCTAAGAACAGAATGTAATCAGCGTTTACCATTAGTGGCATAGCAGCATAAACTCGGTGACCATACCAACCGTTACCGCCTACGTTTTCATAAAGCGGCATCATATTTCCATTCCAATTAGGCGGTACTTGAATGTTGTTAATGGTTAAATTGTCTTGAGCCTTTGCACCATCTACCACAATTAAATGCTCGGTCTCTATCGTCTGATTAACAACACTTTCAATCGCTTTATTAACCGTACTTTTCCCAGTAGTGGGGGTGATTACCATAACTCTCATTTAATCTCCTAGCAACATCTTAATGTCAATGCCGCGTTCTTCAAGCGCCTTGCGGATTTTTTCAATGCCAGATCGTTCTGCGTCCAAAACTGCTTTGCGGTTAATGTTTAACACCTCGGCAACTTCGTCTTGACTCATGTTTAAATATTCTTTAGTTAATTGCATTTTTATTTATCCGCAAGTCCTAATCCATACGCTGCCTGATTTCTGCATTACACAGCCGTCAACCATTTGGTTCTGTTTATACGGTTCTACAGTTACCTTTTGGCAGTTGTTGCTACGCATACTAAACGCTAGAATCAAAGCAATAAAAAGTATGCCAAGACCAATGTTCTTATACATTATTAATCTCTCGTTCTTTAATCATCGCATCTGCTAGCTCATAAGCACGTTTAGCGGCAATCTCGTCCCACTTCTTTTCAGTTAAATCAAACTTCCAATCAGCCGCAATAATGCCAGCCATAATTGATTTAGCAAATTCGTCTCTAGTTTCCATACCATTCCTTTGGTAGTTCTAATACAGGTTTATCGGTTACATTCGGTGCATCTAATGGGTGAGGTAAAACTTCTACAAATCCTAATGCTTCACTTCTATCCTTACGCAATAAAGTTAATTCAAATACCCGTGGCAAAATAAATCCACCAGCATCCACATTCCCACAGTTATTGTTAGGGTGGTTATGTACTACATAAAAATCTTGTGTTAGCTTGGCAAAAAACGTACATACGGTGTTCCAAGCAATCGGATTAAACCACGCATCAGTGTCGTGTATTTCAATGCAGATAATCCTAAATCTGTTTAATGTGTTGCGATCAGTAGTTAGAATGGTCGTATATTCGCCGCCTTCAATATCCATTTGCAAAATGTAATCGCCAAGAATAGCCAATTGCCCATGCATCCATGCGGTTAAGGTCATATTGTTTTCATCGTTGTAGCCATCTAGATACTTCTTAGTAAACGATAACGGGGTAAATCCTTTGGGCGCACTGTCTACCGATCCATCAGCAAGGTGTGAACCAATACCGCGTTTACAAAGGCCAACTTCAAAGCTAGCCGTATCAGCAACACCGGGTGAAAAACAACAGGATATACACTCTAAATCATCGGGAATAAGATAACCGCCATCGTTATCCCCGCCTATCCGTATAAGCTCAAACTTAGTCTTTACGGGGCGCAATGCCTTAACTAATTCTTTTAGTTGATCAATCATATTCTTCTCACGTTATCGCACGACTTACATATACTGCACTTGTTAAACTCAGGCTTTTCGTTCATAGCGATCAGATCAAGTAAGGGTTTACCCGCAAATATCTCGTCATAGGTCTGTTCTAATAGGTTGCCTATAACGTGCTTTAAGTTGTAGTCCATACAGCAAAGAACTACGTCTCCATTTGGTAATAAAACATTGCGGTCATAGAATGGCGTAGAGGCACAGGTTAAAGCGAACTGATGACGCGGAGTAACGCTTAACGCCTGATCACCTACTTGCTCTACCTTAAGGCTATCCGCCCGTGTATGGCCTTTCCAGCCGGGCAGATCGCCAATCATATCTTGAAGATCAACGTGAACCTTACCTGAACCGTCCATAGTCATAGCACCAAAGCCACAAGGAAGATCAAGCTGAGTCATTATCTTTAACGACTCTACCCATTCGTCTGAATATTTCCAGCCTTTCATGTTGCCATTGGAATCGGGTAGGTGAAACATAATTACCTCAACTTGCTTAGGGTGGTCTTCTAACACTTTCTTAACCCTAATTGCGTCTTCATTTGTCATTCCGTACAGGGTCGTGTAGATCGCTATATTAAATCCCATGTATAAAACTTCTTCCAGCATATCGGTACACTTAGGATTCGCCCAAGGTTCGGACATACCTGAAAAATCTATGCGGGTATTCTTTGGTAGCTGGGCAAGAACATGGGTTAAATCTACTGGCTGTAAATACTTGGTCTTATCGCCATAGTTATCGCGCAAGTTTTCTTGCGGACAAAATGAACACATAAGCGGACACCCAACCATAGTTGTTAGCTCCATTACTGGCGAGTGTGGGTGCTGTATGCCGTACTTAGATTTCATTAGCAACGCCCGTCTACATCAAAATCTTCTAATAACTCTCTTATTCTTTTAGGTTGCTTCTTCGTAAACGACTCGGACATACCCAATGCTTTACTTAAGACGGATACAAACCCCTCACCTATTAGCCAGTCCTTGGCTTCTTTATCCAAATCAAGCTCGCAAATAGCTGAACCGTCTTTTCTTTCTTTACGCAGCTTCGTTATTATTTTCATTGTTTACCTTTCTATAATTATTTAACTGGCTATAACCTAACTTGTAGCAAGTGCAATTCTCCAACATGACTTCCTCAATTTTTAAATTTGGTTTTACAAACTGCCCAATGTTTTGGCTTAGATTGTTTGCGTCAATGATTTGTTTTAACGCCTCTATTTCAGCTTGTTGCTGGCGTAGCATGGTGGCTATATCAATTAAAAATTGACCAAAATCGTTTGACCAACTAACGCTAGATTGTTGCTCTAACCAATCAGCTATTTCATTTACGTTCATACAATACTCCTTACAAAAGCAATTGCGTTATCAAGACTTGGCGCTTCATCTAGCAAAGGCCGCTCATATACAGCTCGGTATGCTTCTGTGTTGCGGTCAAAAAAAGAAACGTGTTCTACAAACTGTTCCATATTTCTAATTTCTTGATAATTTAAAAATGCGTTGTAGTTAAAGTCCTCAGCTACCGATGAGTCCCCACTATAGATTGGCACAGTACCGCCCGCGTAAGCGTCAATTAGTTTCTCTGTTACATAGCCGTCATAGACCGAGTTCTCAGGGCATAAGCAGAACTTATACTCAGGCAATATATCAAACTTAGATTGGCGCAATGAGTTACCAAACATCAGACCATAGCCATCTATTGGTTTGTACTTGTTCAATGAGTTGTACAAGTTAACTCGCAGTCCTTCAGGGTTCCCAGCAATCATGGCGCAGAACTTAGTCTTCTGGCTCAAATCAAGAGTGCGCCCGTTTGTTAGGGAATCAATGGATATAAGGTCTTCGTATCCATGATTGTGGGAATTCTGTTTGC